AACCATATTTGCCACCATATTTGATTACCCTTGACTCGGTTTAGCGGGGGAATTCGCACGTTTTAACTTCTCCACAGCCTTCTCGCCCCAAAGCTGACGTATCAGGCCAATAACATCCCTATCCGACAGCACAGCAGCAGGGCCAGCCTCGCGCACTAATTCAGCCACCCTGTCACGGTTCACCTCAATGCCTCTAGCCAACTGTGCGTCGTAGAAGCGCAGTCGGTTTAGCGGTGACTGTCGTACCAACTCATTCCACGTTGCCAAGTTGGAGTGAAGTGAGTGTTCTAGGTTATGACTGGGTTTAGCCTTTTCAGTATTTACAGTCGGAGAGTAAGTGTATTCATCACCCATGTTGATTACCTATCTATGGTTTAGAACTGATGACTGATGGTGAACTCTGCACGGTTAAGACGGATTACGCCTAACGTGGATCGTGCAGAGAATTGATGACTGACGGAGCCACCCTGCTGTCGGCTACTTTTCACCAGATTGCTCCGGTTGCCATTTGCGCTTCCCGACGATACGCCGCGCACCTACAGGCTGGCTGCCCCGGTGTAGGTTTAAGGTCACTCTGCGCGTAGTTTCCCCGACCAGAGTTCCCGAGTAGTTCGGCGTGGTGGGGTGGTTGACAGAACTAGAACAGCCCGTCAGACTTCCTTCCACGCTTACCCTGCAACCCAAGCGTATAGGCAGCCCGTCTGCCGCGTCAACCCCCTTAATCGGGGGTTTGTCGTTTCTGGCTTCTGTAACGGCTTTACAGACGATGCGGATAACCGCTTGCCATTCCCTCGCCTTACGTCTTGCGGCTCTTGCAGAGGCTCTACGGCGTTCTACGTTGGCGTAGTAGTACGCACGGTGGTAAGCGGTGCGGCTCATAGTTCGCTGACCTGTTTGATGCGTTTACCAATCCACGCCATGACAGGCACAGCCATGCTATTGCCCAACGCCTTGTAGCGTGGGCCATCCGGGCTTTCGGGTGATTTACGCCATGGGATATTGGTATAGCCATCGGGGAAGCCTTGAAGCCGCTCGCACTCAACCGGCGTGAGGCGGCGTACTTGCATAGCGGTCTGTGCAACATACGTTGTGCTTTCGTGTTTATCTGCTTTAGACGCGCCAGAACGCAAGCAATGTGCAACTGAATCAGATTCCGCTACGCCAAACGCCACGGGTTGGGCGACCACATTTTGCCCACGATCTGCACAAGGACTGCTGTCGTGTCGTGCGGTTAGACTTCCTGCAATTTCTCCAAATTGGGTAATCGGCTGTGCAACAGCGTGGATGTCAGTCTTTGTTAGCGTAAACATTGCGCCCGTTGCATCAGCACCTAAACCGTTTGGGCCAGAATGTTCGTCTCTGCCGATCACCGTTGCTTGGATAGCAAACGTGTCTGATTCAAAGTCGTACCGCTGCCCTGCCCCTGCCGTTAGCGTTTTAGCAATTAAGGTTTCGCTACCGCCGCCAAGATCGCCGCCATTGGCTCGCAACGTACCCACGCCCTCACGGTATTCAGCAATGCTTGATGTTGTGAAAGCGCGGGGGACAGGCACCATCTTGGCAGAATTGCGGTTCATTCCGTCTGTGCCGGGGTCTTTGTAGTCTCTTGCGTTGAGCGGGCCACAGAGTTCAACGCTTCCGCTAGTGCTGGCGGCAGTTCCTTGCCGCGTTTCTCGGCTCGGCGCAGGATGCCCCTGCAAGCTGTGGGACTCAAAAAGAACCGCTGCGGCACGTTGCCAACTTCTAGCGTTTGCGACAACGAACACACGGCGGCGTCGCTGGGCCACTCCGAAGTATTGAGCGTCCAGAACCCGGTAGGCGAACCCATACCCGAGTTCTGCCAACATTCCGAGGAAGGTTCCAAAATCCCGTCCTCCGTTAGACGACAAGACACCGGGGACGTTCTCCCATACCAACCACTCGGGCCTATATCTGCGAGCAATTGCGCCGTAGGTGAGCATGAGATTGCCACGCGGGTCAGCCAATCCTTTTCGCAGTCCTGCGACGCTGAAAGACTGGCAGGGGGTTCCTCCCACAAGAAGGTTGATTGGTTCATCAGGCCATTCCTCGTATTTGGTCATATCGCCGTAGTTAGGCACGGCAGGGTAGTGATGTTTCAGCACGGCGCATGGAAACGGCTCTATCTCGCTATACCAAGCCGCTTCCCATCCTAGCGGATGCCATGCCACCGTAGCCGCTTCTATGCCGCTACAGACGCTGCCGTACCTCACGGCTTGGCAACCTTGCCGGCCTGTAACTGCCAAAGGCGGGCATCTGGAACCTTACCCGCCTTAACCCATTGCTGTACCGCAGCCCGGGTAACCCCGAAAGCCTTGGCAACAGCGTACTGGGAGCCGTATTTCTTGATGAGTTGCTGTGGTTTCATAATTTGTAGGATAGGGGGCTTGACATTGCCGTGTCAAGGAAACTATCCTATCAACCGTTGACAAACACAACAGGAGCAACAGATATGTTCAAGGATAAATACAGCGCCCTCGGTGATTTCTACGCCCTCGGCAACAAGTTCCAAGTTGACGTTGAGTACAGCCAAGACATGGATCATTCCGTGTTCGTGGAAAAGGCCACCATCATCGGCATCTACTTGGACAACGACAAACACGCCTCCTCGCTCAACCACAACATCAAGCTGGACATCAGCGACTTGTCAGCCGACGACGAATTTACGCTGACCGAGATTGCCACCCTTGATGCGCTGCGTAATGGGGGTTTGGAATGAAAAGCCCTTACCCGCAATTTATTGCCATCGCCATCTTGTTCCTAATCGCTGCCGCTTGTGACCCGTGTGGTGACGGCGGTTGCACACCGGCAGAGGAGCGAGCCAGCCATGCACGATGACGACATGACTTGGTGGCATCACCAAGACGAGCTGTTGCAGCAGTTGGAAGAACAAGAACGCATAGACGCCTGTAACCGGGCATTGGATGAACTGAAAGGAGAAGAAGATGCAGAGTGATAGTATTGGCGCATTGGCCGCCGCGTTAAGCAAAGCCCAAGCCGACATCACGGGTGCGCTGAAAGACAGCAGCAACCCGTTCTTTAAGTCCAAGTACGCTGACCTTGCGTCATGCTGGGACGCCTGCCGTAAGCAGTTAGCGGCAAACAATCTGTGCGTAATTCAGACCACAGACCTTGATGACCTCACTAACCAAACGGTGCTAAAAACGATTCTTGCTCACTCGTCTGGTGAGTGGGTTAAAAGCATCACGCCGATCCTGACTAAAGACAACAGTCCACAAGCACAAGGCTCTGGCATCACCTATGCCCGCCGTTACGCATTAGCAGCCATTGTTGGGCTTGCACAGGTGGACGATGACGCAGAGGCAGCCCAAGGCCGTAAGGGCTTTACAAACGATCCTAGGGGCGATATGGGTAAAGATATTGACCCCGCCGAACGAGACTTGTTTGTAAAAAAGTTCCGCGCTGCGTTTGATCTTGACGCCGAGGAGAAAGACATCGCTTTGGCGGTGCTAGGCGTTCACGAACAAATTAACGCTGACCATGAGCTGTATATCGCCGTCGCCGATGCCATGACGGCCAAGGAACGGTCTGCCATCAAGAAATACATTCAAATAGCAAAGGAGCAAAACCGTGCCTGATTACGACCCGAACATGAAAGGCGTCCTGTTTAAGAACAACAAGGACGGCAACGAGAAGCGCCCCGACTATCGTGGCTCGGCGGTGATTAATAACGTGGATTACAACCTGTCGGCTTGGATCAAATCCAGCCAAAAGACAGGCGATAAGTACATGAGCATCAAGATTGAACCGAAAGGCGAGGGCAAGTTAGCCCGTACCGGCGAGCCGCAACGCCAGCCGACCAAGAAGCCAGAAGTCACAGAAACGAATTGGGACGACCTTGATACACCCTTCTGATTTTGAGGCGAGGTTTAGGGCAAGTCGCCCGGCAGAGATTGTCGTGGCGACTTATCTCCTTAACATCGGCCATACGGTGACGCTGCCCAAGCGGCGCATGGCAAAAGACTTTGCCGACCGGGCAGAGTTTGCCGATAGGGGCGACATCTATGCCTCGGGCAAGCGCATAGAGGTAAAACACATCAAGCACGATTTTGGGTATCAGGCGTGGCCGTTTGAGACAGCCGCCATCTGCGCCAAGAAGTCGTTTGATGCCGCCGATCCTCGCCCCGACTATTACTACATCGTCAACGCCAGCATGACCGTGGCGGCTTTGGTGG